CAGATAAGTAGAGTTCAATTTCTGTTACTTGATAGTTCTTCATTTTTTCCAGCCCTCATGTTTAAATTGTTCAACAAACTTATCTCCCTCGTATGGTTCACACTCTTCTCCCTTTTTGTTAAACCACAAATCAAGATCAGGTATGTATAACTTGCCACCAAGTTTAAGATATGATAATGTTTTGAAAAACCATATATCATTATACTGTTGTTCATACTCATCTAAGTATGGATAGTATTTTTGAGAAAATGACTTCATTAGTCTAACTCTCCGTTGTAACGTAAAGCATCATCACTAAATTCCATGAGTCTATCTAATACTTCTCCCATAGAATAGTCACGATTGATTGCATTGTCTCCAAATGCTATTTCAAAGACTTCTTCAATAAACTGTTTAGGGCTTTGAACATATCCAAAGTCATAGGTCTCTCCCTCTGTACCTACTTCCCATTGTTTGAGTGGATTCTTACACATTAGTTTAGTCCTAGTTTCATTATAATAACAGTTTAAGCGACCCCCCCAACCTTGAAATTAAGATATGAGAACACTTCTCTATCAATAATTTTGAATGTGCCATATTTGTTGGTCATCACAATACCCTCATGTGATATTGGTTCTCCATCAAATTCACATAATAATGAATTATCTACAAGTATGTAAGATAGCATATCTATCTTAATCGACTCGACTAACTTCCACAATCTCATCACGTTTATATCAACTTTGTTATCATGTGCTAGAATGTTTATCAACATTTCATCTAGTGTTATATCCTCTCGAATACAAGTGTTGATTTGTTTCTTTAATTTGTTGACAACTTTCTGCTCTGGAAACTCACATGAAGCTGCGATCACTTTAGCGAAATCACATTTGCTTTTGATCTCATCAATATTATCTGATAGTTTGGCATAAGGTTTAACAAATAAGACTTCGGGTGTATCTCCTAGTCTATGTGTTAAAGGTCTTGCACTCACTTCTCTAAGATCAGCAATATCTCCAACAATATATTCAGTATGGGGTGCAATTATGATCTCTGCACTAATTACCTCTTCAAAGATATATGTAAGTGTGTTAGGTGTATAAGTGTCACACCCGCCAAACCCAATAAAGTCTCCTTGATATATGCTAGTACAACGAGGTAGGAAATCAAAACAGTTATGTAAGATTTCTGCTAAGTCTCCGTCATGATGTGTGTCAATCTCATCATGTGAATGATTGATCTTGATTTTCTTCTTGTTAAAAACAGACTTCGTACCCACAAAGAATTGTCCATTTGCAGGATTTGTACCCCATACAATAGCAGGAGCTCCGTCTATCTTAACTGATACTGTGCTATCTGTACTGAACCAATCAAGAACAGATAAATCCCCATTTAGAATAGAATCTTCTGGGTGTTCGATATGTGTGTTTTGTTTCATACTATCCATACACTTTATGCGACCCCCCATAGGATTGTAACTTTACTAATTGCTATGGTCATTAAAAATCCTAACATAATAACCACATCAAATTGTTTATTCTTGATGTAAAATGGCATACAAATTGTATCTGCAATAATGTGCATTATCGCACCATAAAATGTTGATACATGAAGTATCACAAAATAGGCTGCTATAATCATTATTGACCCTGTTATTCTTCCTAATACAAAAATGTTCATCTTGTTACTACAGTAGTGGCTGCCTCTCCTTTGTTGAATACAGTATCAACAACTGCATTAACTTTGCGTGATGTACTGATACCAACTTTATCATAGCAAGGTACAACAAGTAATCCATAAGTTTTACTCTCATGTCCTTTGCGTATCACTCTACCAATAGTCTGACTAATTGTAATATAGTCCATACTGCGTAGGAATAAAGCCGCTTCAAGTCCTGACACGTTGATACCTTCACTTAATATACTATGATGACAAACAACAAACTTTCTATCTTTCTCTTTACCCCATGTATTAAGTGTCTCAAAAAACTTTTCTCTATCAACTTTCTTACCATCAACAATACCACCAGTTTTTGCTGTGATAAACAACCAATGATAACCTCTCATGTGTAGGTCTTTAGCAAACGTAGAATGAGAGAATAAATTAATAATTTGTTTTGTTGATCTTGCACAAATTAATATTTTGTCAACATCAATATCATCAATAGTTTCTAACACACTATCACAATCTTTTTCATAACTAAATCTACTATCATCAGCAACATCTATCTTCTTGATAATAACTTTAGGTGGTAATATGTAACCTTGCTTTACTAATTTTGGTGCAGGAACATTACAAATAACCTCTCCAAATATATCTGTGTCATTCATACCAATTTTCATAGGTGTCCTTGAATGTTTTGGTGTTGCTGTAAAAAAGTAACAACGTGTAGCATACATTGAATAATACTCAACTGCTTCAATAAAGTTCTTTTGAACTGCATTATGTGACTCATCAAAATATATCGTATCTATGAGAACTGAGTGTGCATTTTGTATCTTATGTAAAGAATGATATGTAGTAAATATTAACTGATTTTTTCTACTTCCCCAATGCCACTCCTCAATCTCAGGTGTCTTAGTTGTACTGGTGTGATGTGTCTCTCCACTATGAACATGAAGTACATCAACGTCATCTATCAACTCAAGAAATTCTGACGATAATTGATTTGCAAGTAAGATACGAGGTGCAACAACCACGATAGTTTTAAGGCCATCTTTGCTGAACTCTCTCTTAGCATCTTCAATCATACATATAGTTTTACCACCACCAGTAGGTACGATAACTTGACCTTTATTTGATGCACTCATAGCATCTAAGGCACTTAACTGATGTGGTCTTAAATTAATCATCAAAAAACAATAATATAGTAATATTATACCATAAAAGGTATTAAACCGCCATACAGACGATTACAGGTTCATTACAAGAACAATTTAGGCGACCCCCCTATGCTTGTGCTTTCTTCTTATTTCTTCTTGTTATCTCTTTTTGAGTGATAGGATTCTTTAACTGACTTTCTTTTTTCTTGCCAGTAGCACTTAATACTAAATCCCTTAACTTTCTCTCTCCTTTCTTGGTAACAGCCTTTCTCTCCTGTGCTGTTAATCCTGATGCCTTTTGTGGTTTATATCTAGGGTCAACTTTCTGTTTCTTTTTAGTTGCTAGTAAACTATCTGCTTTTTTTGAAAGTGCCTGTGATCTTAACTTTGTTGTTCCACCACTTGCTTTTGCAGCCCTTCTCTCCATAGCAGCCTTACGTTGAGCTGCTCTTGGGTCTAGTCTTGCACTACCTCTTGCTTGAGTGGGTTGTTGTTCCCTCTCTGCTCTCTTACGTTGACCACCAATATCTTTTCTATCCTTATAAGTCTTAGCTGGAACCATCTTACCGCCACCAGCTGCTTTCATTCTTCTCTTCTCTGGTTCACTTTTCTTACGCAAAGAGCCGACTCTCCCACCCTCTCCTTGTTTTCGGATTTGAGATCGACCCTGTACTTCTGGGTCATAAACTTCAGCGATAAATTCGTTAAATGTTTTCATCAAACATAAGACTTTTATCTATTTATTAGCGGAACCAGCTTTAGATGGGCCTTTCCACACTAAATCAT